ATCAGTTGAACACTGCGATCGCTGCACTGGTTGCTGCTATCACCGCCCAGGCTGCTGCCGTCAACGATGTGTCGGCTACTGCTGGCATCACCTACGCCGGCCTGAATAACGCCCACGCGAAGTTCGGCGACGCAAGCCAGAACCTGGTCACTCAGGTGATGCAGGGCACCAGCTACCACAAGCTGGTAGGTCAGAACCTGGCGAACCAGCAGCAGCTGTTCCAGGCGGGCAACGTCCGCGTGGTGGATATCCTCGGCAAGATCTCCGTTGTGACGGATGCCCCGGCGCTGATGCAGGCCGGCACCCCGAACAAGGAGATCATCCTGTCCCTGGTGCAAGGCGCTGCGCTGGTCCACGACGGCCGCGACATCATCAGCAACGTCCAGACCACCAACGGCAAGGAGCGCATCGAAACCACGCTCCAGAGCGACTACACCTTCGGCCTGGGCCTGAAGGGCTACACCTGGGACACCACCACTGGCGGCAAGTCGCCAACCGACGCCGAGCTGGCGACCGGTACCAACTGGGACAAGACCGCCACCAGCATCAAGCACACCGCCGGTGTGGCTCTGATCGGTGACGCCTCCAAGTAACCCTGACAGCTGAGTCGGGCCTAGCGCCCGACTTGGCGAGGACGTGATCATGAGTAACAAGGACATCTGGTATCTGTCGGGCCCGTTCCACCAGTATCAGGAAGATGTGAAGGCACTGGCCAAGGCGAATGGTTTGCGCATCATCGACGCGAGCGCTACCGAAAGCCGCGAAGATGCTGCCGACGATGTGCCGGAAGTGACGATCAAGGAGCGGCCGACGGTACTGCTGATCGGTGGTGGCAACTCCAGCGTCAATATCGATGCCTTCCGTGCCGAACTCGAATCTGTCGGCCTGATCGTCGATTCATTCGCTGATCAGGCGCTGGTGCGCCCCGAAGGCGATCTTGGTCCGATCGCTGATCGCCTGTTTCAGGTGTTCGAGGCGGTAAATGCCGGCGTTGAAAGCCTCATCCGTGAGCGTGATGGCGAAGCTGAAAAGGTGAAGGTTCTGCAACTGCAGGTGGACGAACTTCTCCAGCAGGCCGCCAATGCTCGCCTGGACGATCCGGACGCGAAGGAAGTCGCCGACCTGAAGGCTAAGCTGGACGAAGCCAAGGTTCCATACCGGGCCAACGCCTCGAAAGAGTCCTTGGAAAAGCTCGTCGCTGAACTGCCCAAGGCCTGATAATGCTGGCTGCCGGTGACCCGGCGGCCAATCTTCAAACCATTCCAGCGAGTTGACGCATGACACTCATTATCGAGGACGGCACCGGCAAGCCTGACGCCGAAAGCTACGCGAGCGCCGAGGATCTGGCCATGTATGCCGTGAAGTTCGGCACAGTCATCCCCACAGGCGTTCCTGAGCAGGAAGCGCTGCTGCGCCGGGCTGCCTTGGCGATGGATGGCAAGACCTGGAAAGGCCGCAAGATGAGCAGCGAGCAGGCGCTGGCCTGGCCGCGTCGGGGTGTTGAGCTGGACTGCCAGATCAAGCCAGACAACTACCTGCCGGCGCGGATCCAGTACGGCCAGATGGCCCTGGCCGCCGAGATCCATCAGGACGACATCGACCCAATCGAAAAGCGCAAGGGTGCTGTGACACTTGAGCGCGTCGAAGGCGCGGTAACTCGCGAGTACGCGACGATCTCCAACACCAGTGGCCGACTATTGCCAGCGGCGCCTGATCGACCGAGCGCGACGCAGTTTGCCGACTACCTTCAAAAGCGTGGGCTGTTCGCAGTGCGCGCATAGCTTTAATGGAGACCATCATGGCCTTTTACGACGAAATGGCCGTGATGGCTCTGGAGATGATCACAGAGTTCGGCCAGCCTGTGACCATAAGCAAGACGGAGCCGGGCGAGTACGATCCGGAGCTGGGCGGCGAGGCGCCGGGCGCAACCATCGAGCAAATCGCCCAAGGCATCCTGCTCGACTTCACCGGCTTGGAATTCCAGAACAACAGCCTCATCCGGCAGGGCGATAAGAAGCTCAAGATCGCCGCGCAGGGCTTGGCCTGGGTGCCTGGTCTGCTCGACAAAGTGGTCGCCCAGGGTCGCACGTGGTCAATCGTTCCTCCGCTGAAAGAGGTCAACCCCGCCGGCACGCCGATCCTGTATGAGCTGCAGGTGCGTTCATGACGAATAAGTACGCGAGCATGAACGGCAGCTTCGCCGAGAACATTCGCGACTTCGCTGAGCGCGCTCAGGCTGGTATCGACGCAACCATCCGAGAGATCGTTATCGAGATCGGCAGCAGCGTCATCCGCATGTCGCCCGTGGGCAATCCAGAGATCTGGGCGGCGAACATTGCGCACCGCCAGTCGAACACCCGGGCAGCCGATGACTATGACTTCAAGGTCGCGGTCCGCAACACGATCATCAACCTCAACGAGTCGAATTTCACGAAGGCCGGCAAGCTGCGGCGCGGCGTGAAATATGCCAAATCCCTTACAAAGACCGAGCGCGACCAGAACTTCAATGTGAATGGCCTGGTGGCGGGCAAGGATTACGTCGGCGGGAGGTTCCGCGGGAATTGGCAGTTTTCCATCGGTACACCCGCAGAAGGAACGCTTGATCAGGTCGACCCGGCCGGCGGTGTAACGCTGGCCAAGCTTAAGCTGCAGGTAGAGTCGCTCACGGCAGGGCAAACTGCCTATATCGTGAACAACTTGCCCTACGCAATCCCGCTTGAGTACGGGCACTCGACCCAAGCACCCGGCGGCATGGTCCGGATCACCCTGGCCCGCTTCCATCAGATCGTCGACGAAGCCACAAGGAACAACCAGGTATGAGCCACGCCATTATCGCGTCGATCTACGAGGCCAAGTTACTTGCCTGGAGCAAGGCGCGGGCAGAGCCCATAAAGGTCGTGTTTGAGAATATCCAGTATGACCCTGCGGACGGCGAGACCTATCTGCGGGCGTTCATGCTCCCAGGCGATACCGCCAGCAGCACGCTCGCTGGCGACCACCGCGCGTTCATCGGCGTCTACCAGGTCAGCATTGTGGCTCCGGCCGGCACCGGCAAGGCCAAGACGAACCCACTTGTGGCTGAGTTGACCACGCTATTCCCGCTGTACGCGAGAGACACGAAGGCAGGCCTCACCGTCGTTACGATGTCGCCAGTTGACCCAGGCCCCGGCATCCCCGATCCACCCACATTTACCGTGCCGGTGTCGTTCGAATACCGAGCGGACATCGCCACCTGAATAAGCCCGTTGGGCAAACCCCGAAACCCGCCTCTGCGCGGGTTTTGTCATTTATGAAAAGAGGAAACACCCATGCAAATGCCCAACGGCGCCACCCTTGAGATCGCGTCCATCTACGGCACGCCGATCCCATTCACCGCCCTGACAAACGCCAATCCAGCCGTCGCGACGGCTGCGGCGCACGGTCTGGCCGAGGGCGACATCATTGCCGTAAATTCTGGCTGGACCCGCCTCGATGGTCGCGGCGTTCGAGTTGGGACGATCGCCAGCGGCACGTTCGCGCTGGAGAACATCAATACGACCAGCATCCAGCAGTATCCCGCGGGCTCGGGGATTGGTTCCGTTCGCGAGGTGACAGCCTTCACCGAGATCTCGCAGATTACTGAGATGAATTCCAGTGGTGGTGATCAGCAGTTCCTGACCTTTGGTTTCCTGGCTGACGATGATGATCGCCAGATGCCTACCACCAAAAACCCAATCACGCTGACCTTCACAGTCGCTGATGATCCGTCCAAACCTTACGTGGCGGTGTGTGAAGCTGCTGACGACGACAAGCAGGCTCGCTTGCTTCGCCTGAACCTGCCGGGCGGCAGCAGCATCATCTACAACGGCTACGTCTCGATCACCGCAACGCCGACCATGTCCCGGAACAACCTGATGACCCGTGTTATCAGCCTGGCCCTGACCGGCCGTCCAACCCGCTACGCGGCCACGGTGTAATCCATGGCCAAGTTCAAATTGATCCAGAAGCCGACCTTCAAGGCGCCGGTGATGATTCAGCGCGCCGGCTACAACGCCGAAAAGGTGGAGTTCGAGTTTAAGTACTTGGACCGTACTGCGCTCGCCGAGCTGTACACCGGCTGGAACGAGCGGCACGACGAACTGGGCAAGCAGGTCGGCGACATGGACCTCAAAGCTTTCACCGCCGCCCAGATCGCACTGCAAGCCGATCAACTGCTGGATGTGGTTGTGGGCTGGGACATCGAAGAGGAGTTCACGCCTGAAAACGTACGCATCCTCGTCAACTCGATTAACTCGGCGCCCAAGGCGGTGCTGAACGCTTACGCAGAAGCCTTCAGCGAAGCCCGCCTGGGAAACTCCTAAGCGCCTCCCGCGCACTGTATGAGCCCGGGCCGTCAGATGCAGATCTGATGGCCTTCGGCTTGTCTCGCCAGGACATCCCCGACAAGGAAGTCGGCATCTGGCCCGACAACTGGGAGGTCTTCAAAGTTTTCGAGGCCATGAGTACCCAGTGGCGCACAGGCGCGTGCGGCGCGACAGGCATGGACTACAGCGTTCTCTCCGGTGTGATTCGGATGTGTGGAGTGCCGATCAGCCAGCGACAAACTATTTTCAGCGACTTCCGCCGTATGGAGGCCGAAGCGCTGCTGGTGATGGGCGAAAGCAGGACGTAAACAACAAACATGACGCGGCAGGGCCGCAGGAGAGAGCAATGGATCAGACTAAGGATGCTTTCCCGGGCCACGATGATGCCGGGAAAGCGATTGACTGGATCAGTCGGCAGATTTCTTCGACGTCTCTGGCAAAAGACCTTGTATCAGCGATTCAAGGGCGATGTGATGAGCGGACTTGTCGCCAACAATCGACAGGTCAGCCGGAAGAGACGAAATAAGGGATTTGGCGGCGTCAGCTATTTTCTCTCTCTTGCTTACGTCAAGAGTCGCGAGTGCCGTTCCGATAATCTGAAGCGCTGCACAAACACCGATCTCAAATGGCGTAATTACTTTCTGTTCCTGTTTCACATTGACCTCCAGGTCATAAGCGCGCCGAAATTGGCGCAACCCCAGTCCTTGGGCTTGCAGGCGTAGGACTGGGGAATCCTTGCGTGTGGCAGGAGGCTACTACTGGCCGATGGTCGGGCGTTACTGGGGATTCGTACAGGCGGAAAAAAGTCCGGTCGCACCGGGCTTTCGGGCTCAGCGGATCATTTAAACGACCAATTGCACCAGCGAACTTCGCCAGAGTTAGCTAGGTATTTGGTTATGCTTTGGTCGCCCCAAAACTTTAGCCTTCCGTCTTGAAGCTGAATTGACAGAACAATAGGAACACCAGGGATGAACTGACGAAAGTAAGCAGTCGTCTCGTCTATAGCCTTCAGGCTGCTGACCGATGAGTTCGTCACCAGCAAAACCGCAAATGCCACGCCGTTCACTACGTAATACGCGCCGCTGAAATTGCTCATTTTGACCTCCATGGAATATTGATGGCCTAATGCTACATGTGGTCGGAGTCCGGCGGCACTGTTCATTTAGACAGTTCTAAAGCGTTGAAACATCTGCGAGTCAGGCTTTTGGCCTAGGCGGGAGGGGCTTTGGCGCTTCCTGCTGAAAATGGTAGATTGCTTTTCTTGATCAAGGAGAAGGGTCTATGTCTAGTGAATCGGGAGTGATTGGCTCTCTAATGCTGTTTTTTATTGGTGCGGTTCTTTATTTCTTGCCAACTATTAACGGCAAAAGCAGAAAGCACCCAAATACGGACTCCATATTTCTTCTTAACTTATTTTTGGGATGGACTCTCATGGGGTGGGTGGTGGCGCTGGTCTGGTCAGCATCCGCCATAAGCAAGCCTGTGGAAGCGAAGAACAGCGCCACCGCTCCAGAGATCGACAGATACGAAGCCCTTGAAAAGCTTGTGTCCATGAAGGAGCGCGGATTTATTTCGGAAGATGAGTTCCAAGCCGAAAAAGCAAGACTGCTTCGAAGCTGAACATCAATACAACCACTACCCGCTACGGCGGGTTTTTTTATGCCCGGAGAAAAATAATGAGCACCAGTTTCGCCTCCCTGGGCATTGCCGTTGAGTCCTCGCAAGCAGCAAAGGCCGCTGACGACCTGGATAAATTGGTCGACTCAGCAGAAGGTGCACAGAAGGCGATCGACGACCTAGGCAAGACTGGTGAAGGCTTAGCCAGCACAGGCAAGAAGATCACTCAGGCAGAAAATGAGGTAGCCCAGGGCGTCGAGAAGTCCACAGCCGCGATAGATCGCAGGTCCGGTGCAAGCCGAAAAGCGACTGAAAGCGCAGCAGCAGAGATCACCGTTATCAGCCAACTCGACAAGGCGATGACGGGCAATATCGACAGCATTGAATCCTTAGTGCGGGCAGAGGGTTTGTTGGAGCGCGCTCGCAAAGGCGGCTTGGTCACTATCGAAGATCAAGCAAAGTATCAAGATCAGCTGGGCAAGGCATACGACAAAATCGAGAAGGCCGAAGCCAAGGAGTTGGCGCAGAAACAGAAGCTGATTGATGCTGAAAACCGCCAGATTGAGGCGCTGAAACGAACCGTCAATGGGATTGATCCGGTGACCGCCAAGCTGGCGAAGTTGGTGGACCAAGAGAAAGCGCTAAACGACCTGCACAAAACAGGTCAGATAGATGCTGAGCGATACCAGGAGGCCCTGGCCAAGATCGGTAAGGACCGTGCCGGGCTGACCGCGACGGAGACTGCGTTCGACAAATTGAAGCTTGGCACTCGCCAGGCCCAAGAGAACGTAATGCAGCTTGCCAACGCCCTGCAGTCGGGCGATCTGGGGAGCGGTGCGCGCGCCATTGCACAGCTGGGTGCTGGTGCCGGCGAATCAGCGCGAAGTCTTGCGGGGATGTTAATTCCCGCCGGCCTGCTGGTGGCCGTTCTTGGGTCGCTTGGCTACGCCTATTTTGATGCAATGAAGCAGGCTCGCGAGTTCAATGCCGCTATCAATGGCGGAACCAACGGTGCCGGCCAGACAATTGCCAGCCTGAAGGATATGGCGGACGGCGCCGGGCGAATCACTGGAAATCTATCCGGAGCGCGTGAAGCGGTTGTTTCGCTTGCGTCGGGGGCCGCCACAAGTGGCACGCAGATGCGCAACCTGGCTGAGGCTGCGGCAGCGATCAGCGAGATCACGGGACAGGGAGCTGGCGAACTCGCAAAGTCATTCGCCACTGCCGGCGATACAGCTACGGAGGCTGCGGGCAAGATCAGTAGCCAGTATGGGTTGCTCACCCTAGATCAGTATCAGTTGATCAAGGGGATTGATGACCAAGGCGATCATCAGCGCGCACTTGATGTACTGAGCGGGAACTTGAACGAGGCGGCGCTAGAGCGTCTAAAGGCGTATCGCGGGTCTCTATCCGATATTGAGCGAGATTGGGATGACATTGGAAACGCGACAAAACGAGCATATTCCTACATCCGGTCGGAAGCGTTTCCAGACCTCGCAAAGCAGATAGAGCTAACCCAGCGCGTGCTGGATACTCGCAAGGCGGGCGGGTTTTCGGGGGCTATATCTGCGGGCCTGGGCAAGGCAAGCACAGCATTTGACTCGATTCTAGGACTAGAGGACACCGATTCCACTGAAGCGCTGGAGAAGAAGCTCGCAAGCCTCAAGGCCCGGCAGGCAGCCAGCGCCAATCTGGCAATCATCACTGGCGAGAACACCGACGCAAACCAGAAAGCTATTAAGGTCCAAAAAGAACTGGATGCGCAGCTCGATGAGATTAACCCTCTAAACAAGCGCTCAGCAGGGCTGGACAAGCTCAACGATAAATTCAGAACACTGTACGAGAATGCTGAGAGGACCGGCCAGAAGTCTAAGCTTCTGGAAGGCGTCGATTTTGACGGTAAAAAGTTCTCAGGGGGTGCTTACGATACCTTGCTGAAAGGGCTCAACGACAAAAACAAAGACCCCAAGGCCGCCAGCTCTCAAGTCGACCTGACAAGCTTCAACAACGCCAAGAACAACCTGGCAGCTATCGCGACTGACTACAAAAACTATCAGAAGGAACTGGACGCAGCGCAGAAGGCCGGGCTTGTGTCGGATGCTGACTATCTGGTTCGACGCCAAGCGCTAATCGGTAACGAACGCGACCAAGTGACGGCGGCTTACGAGTCCGAAATTGCGGCACTGGAAGCCGCCAAGGGCAAGAAGA